GAACAAGGTGCGTTTCAATTCGCATCCGGTGGCGCTCCTGCTGCTTCGACACCAACGCCAACACCCGCGGCAGGAAGCTACGCTCCTACGAAAAGCGTGACGCTCGCGACTACTTCAGGCGGGGCGATTATCTGTTACACCATAAACGGGACGACACCAGCAACGAACGGAACGACTGGCTGCACTACCGGAACGCTCTACTCTGGAGCAATAACGGTTGCGACTACCACCACGATTAAGGCTGTTGCCGGTGGGACGGGATTTACTGATAGCTCGGTAGGTTCCTACCTGTTCACGATCACCGGAGCGGCGCTACCGACAGCCAGCCCGATTGCAGGGTCTTACGGGCCGACACAGAACGTCACGCTGTCCTCTACTGCTTTTACGGTCATCTGCTACACGACAAACGGAACCACGCCAGCGACGAACGGCGGAAGCGGCTGCACTACGGGCACGCTTTACTCGACGCCAATCTCCGTAAGCAGCTCACAGACAATCAAGGCTATCGCTGGCGGTACTACTTACTTTGATTCTGCCGTAGCTTCCTTTGCTTACGTCATTAACGGAACGGCTGCGACACCCACGTATTCGCCTGTAGCAGGCACTTACGCTGGAACCGTCAATGTGACGATCACTACCAGCTCCGGGCCGCTGATCATTTGCTATACGCTAGACGGTTCAACGCCGACCGCAACTACTCCTGGTGTCTGTTCGCATGGAACAACTTATTCCGCACCAGTTGCGATTGCCAGTACGGCCACGCTAAAGGCTATCGCCACTTCGCCAATATGGATTAACTCTGGAGTAGCTTCTGGGCTTTATACGATCACCCCGGCCGCTGATACTCCCACTTTCAGCCCGGTTGCAGGTACTTACGCAGTCGCGCAGAACGTCACAATCAGCTCGACTACTTCGGGCGCCACGATCTGTTACACCACAAACGGAACGACACCAACGGCTGACGGAGCGGGGACTTGCACCAACGGCACTACTTATACTGTTCCGGTTAGCGTATCCACTTCTCTTACTTTGCAGGCGGTTGCTTCAAAGAGCGGAAACACGGATTCCAGCGTAGGAGCAGCGACTTACAACATCGGTACAAGTCCGGTGGCACCTATTCCGATCCTGGTGTCTCTCCCGCTGCCAGCCCAGCCCATCATCAACTCAATCACCGTCGCTGCAAACTGTTCGAAGTCCTGCCCGGTTACGATTGCATGCACAGGTTGTTCGTCTAACTCAGTCGTTTTTTTTAATAAGGTTCTGACGCCAGCAGTCTATACCCCAGGCGGAATACTGACGGCGACCGTGAACGTAAGCGCTGGTGGAACTTTTAATGTGAATGTGGTGAATATCAACTGAATGTTTGACGCCATTTCGCAGGAGAGACTAGCGGAAGTTTATCCCGAACTGGCGCGGCGCATGGTCCAAGCCGAACAGGTCCTGGAGACTTTTGGATTTGTGATTCGCATAACTCAGGGACTGCGAACCACTTATGAACAGCAATCACTTTATCAGCAGGGAAGAACAACACCGGGAAAGATCGTCACTTACGCAAAAGGTGGAGAGAGTTGGCACAATTACGGGCTCGCCGTGGACTTCGTACCGATGGAAAACGGTAAGCCAGTATGGGATAGAACGCATCCAGCCTACGCCAAGACAATCGAGATTGCCGAGAGTATGGAGCTTGTTTCCGGCAGTCACTGGCCAGAGCCAAAAACAGATTTCCCGCATTTGCAATTGACGGGAACTTTTCCGGAAGCCGCACCGGATAGCTATGCACGGTTCCTCCTAACGAAAGGACTTTCGGCGGTGTGGGACGAAGTCGATCTGCAGCTCAAGATCACATCGAAAGGTTAACCCTGTGAGCCTGGCCCTGATTTCTCTCATTGTTTTCATCATCGGACAAGTTGTGATGGTGATTGTATATGCTGCGAGAGGCGGTTTTACAGTTGGTGCAACAAAGACGGATGTCGAGAACTTGAAAGCTGATTTTGAGGAACTCCGCGCTGGAGCCGTAGTCAGTAACAAGATTCACAACGAAGATCATCGAGACTTGGAGAATTTAGTGTATAGAATCAAAGATGCCCTCACCTCGCATACTGGCCGCACTATCAACGGGATCAGTTACCGCGATGAGGACGAACACCAGTAAAAGGAGCCCATTATGTCTGGCAGTCACGGACCCGGAATCACAGTAGACCTAAAATGCACCGGCCAAAAGAAAGGAAAAACATTCTTCGAAACAACTGAAGGAGGAGAATATTTCAAAGTGGGAACTGATTACCTCAGTACGCTCACTCCTGCTCATCGCGACGATCCTGTGGGCGGCGACGGGCAAGAACACAAAGACGGTTAAGGACTATTTTCTAGTTCAGCTGGCAACAACCGTTCTTACTGAAATAGTACTTCACCTGTATGGCTGGCAATCAGACAATTACCGGATCGCGTACTCTGCTGCGACTGTGGCTATTCTTTTGGCCTCTTGGGGAATTGTGGCGGGTACGCGGCCGGGATGGAAAGTAATCGCAGTTTCCGCAGCGCAAGCTGTTGTCGTTTTTGTTCTCGCAATGTTCGGACTTCCTGCAGTCTCAACTGTTGATACATGGATTTTTGTGATAACCGGAACGCTGATTACGTTCCTTGGGGCGGCGCTAGGTCTACAGTGCCGTCAGCGGCGGGCGACATACGCTCCTCTATCGGTTCTTTGGTTGGTGCTGGGTTGCTTCTTTTTCATTGTCGCGCTGAATCAGACTTCGCACAGGCTGCTGGTGTTTGAGGATTGGTTCTCGTATTGGGCGGTTATTTCGGTGTTTGGTTGGTTCGGATTCAATCGGAAATCTATGGAGGCAACTTGAACGCAATCATTGCTTTTATCCAGGCGCACCAAACATCTTCAGCGCTGGTGGCTTACTACATCGCTATCGCTTTCGGAGGCTCACTCCCCGCTCCGCAAGCTACTTCCAGCATGTTCTATCAGTTCGTATTCAAGTTCGTAAATACACTGTCTGGCAATCTTTCCCGCGCTTATTCGAGCAAGGTCGAATCTAGCCCGAACTTCCAAGCGGCGGTAAACGTTCAGACTACGCAAGCCGGTGTGGCACCGATTGTGGTGACTCCTGTGGAGCCTGCAAAGCCATGACCGAGGCTGTAGAAATAGCCTTAATTGCGGCTATTCCACCCACAATAGTTTCACTTGGTGCCGTGGTCTTGGGCTTGATGAATCACAAGAAAATCACCACGGTAGAAATAAACACCAACAACATGCTCACTAGGGTAACGGATGAGCGCAATAAGGCCACGACTCGCGCTGATACCGCGGAAGGCCATGCGGCAGGGCGAATCGAAGGCGTTGCAGCACAGAATTCTGAAAAGGAGAAATAGATGCTACTTGCACAGGTACGGTACGGATTCTACGGGATACACGGTTTCTTCGGTCTGCTATTGGGCCTGGTTTTGATGATGGTGGTGCTGTGGGCACTCTGGACCATCTTCGACATCATCGCCGCAAAGTTCAGCACGCCAGAGATGGGCTGGATGTTCCAGATTCTTAGAGTGGTTCTAATCGTGGTGACGGTCATCTACTTCGTCAATGCGATGTTCAATATATTTCCATTTTAACTTCGGAGAAACAAATAGAGAGGAATCTATGAGGAAAATCGTAGTGTTTTTGCTGGTAGCGACAGTAGTTTTAGCGGGTTGCACGACCCTTGAGAGAAGCGCCTACAACACCATTGTGGCGGCGAAGGCGTTTCTGGACTCGGAGAAAGCGCAGCATCCGGAATGCTCGACCGTTCCGGGCTCTGAGGTCTGCACGGATCTGGTGAAGGCCACAGCATCGAAGGATTTGCTCATTTCAGCGCTAGAGGTCTATTGCGCTGGGCCGCAGTTTGAGACAGGTGGCGCCTGCAACGCTCCTACGAAGGGGACGGCTGCCTATGACCAAGCCGCCGCGAAGCTTCAGGCCGCAATTGCCAGCTATAACCAGGTTGCCGCTGACCTGAAGAAAGCCACAGGAGGCAAATAATGTATCTCACGCTAATCGAATTAGGCATCCAGTTTCTCCTCCCGTTCCTCTCTGGCCTGAAAGGTGGCAAAGCACCGGCCGAGGTCCTGCAGGCGGTACAGGCGGCAATCGACGCCATCATCAACCACAAGCAGGACATCATCAACAGGGTCAACCTGGAGTCAATGAGAGGGTAAAAATGAGCCGCAAAAAACACGACCACGAGCATCACGGCGACCGCCGCCAGCTTGACCGTATCGAGCATAAAGAGGACCAAGAGCTTCAGAAGTTAAGCAAGTTGCAGCATGAAGTTGAAGACATTGAAAAGCTTCTGAAGAGCAATAAAGCAATGTCAGCGACTTTGCAGATCATCCCAAATTAGAGAGGAAACACAATGGCAGCTCAATTAAGCATCGGTCAGACAGCAACATCAGTATTTAAGGAGTTTACAGGCCCGAACGGGACAGGCAGTGAAATTGCCCCGGTAGGTCCGGTAACTTTTGCATCGAGTGATCCATCGATTGCCACGGTTGACCCCACCACCGGCCTAGTAACGGCTGTGGCGGCGGGAACGGCGACAATCACGGCAACAGACGGGGGAAACGGACTAAGCGCTAGTGACTCGGTGAGCGACCAGCCACTAGTCGCGGTATCCGCAACGCTCGTAATCACAGCAAACTCATAGACTTACCGTCATTCCTTCTCACAAACCAAGAGAAAGGAGTCTGGCGCGAGCCCTGTCGTCCTTAACGGATGGCAGGGCTCATTTACTTTTAGGGCACGTTTTCCACAACTATTTTCGTACTAGTCCGTAGATTTCTATTGACAGGTATATGCTAATTGTAGACAATGGCCACGTTATGAAAAACCCAAATGAAGTGGTTCTCAGCTGCCGAGTATCAAGGGATATCAAGCGCGAACTCAAGAAACTTGCTAGGGAAGAGCGCAGAACACTTGCCACTTTTACGGCAATGATGATCGAAGCAGCCCTCCAAGAACGTCAATCCAAGGAACAGGCGGCTTAATCCACCATGTTTCCTAGTTTACATAATATAACGCTGAGGACACGGAATTTTCGCTCTACTTTCGCTGTAACCCGTTTACTTTCAACACGTCTTAGCTTAAGCCTTAATGGCGCAGCTGTCCTACTGCGTCCAAATACAACACCGAAATTCCCTGGAGGGCCCGTCCATGCTCAATGGAAATGCTCCATTCTTGACTCTGGAGCAAATCGAGGAAACCGCTGCGTCTTTCAAGGAAGATTTACAGCGGGAAGCGAACCGAGCGGTGCGGCGGAAGAATCCGGATCAGGCTCTGGCAGCTCTGGAAGCAATCGAGTACATCGACAAATTCATCGACACGCTCAAAATGCGTGCAGCGTCACGTATCGGAATGCCAGCACGCGCAAGGCCCATTCGTATCTTCCAGAAGAAATAACGATTTTCCCCAAGCAGCGCCGCGAGCCGGAACCTGCCATTCGAGACGGGTTCCGGCTTTCCTTTTTGGAGGCAGCATGAGCACCGAATTCAATATTTGCGAAGAATGCGACCACCCGATGAGCGAACACGGTCCAGAAGGCTGCGACCATGACCGGCAGATCCACGCTGACGGGATAGAAATTGACGGGCCGTGCGGCTGTAAAGGGCCGATAGAAGCTACCAAGGAAGCCAAGCGCCAAGTCGAGCGAGCGCTGTTCCAGCATAGCGGTCTGCGCAATTTCTTGACAGATCGCCGCGCATAAAAGTTTATAGCACCAACTTAAAAGGAGAAACGCAATGCCGATTTACGCAAGGAAGAAAGAAAATGAGTACACGACAGCTCCGGAAGGCCTGTGGCCAGCCGTATGTTGCGACGTAGTCGACCTGGGAATCGTTCAGAGCCAATTCGGGCCACAGGAAAAGATCGAGATTCGATGGCAGCTTGAGGAGGTAGACCAGAAGACCGGAAGGCGGTTTCTGATCGTGCAGCGTTATACGCCCTCATTGCACGAGAAGAGCCGCCTCCGTCCAATGCTGGAAGCATGGCGCGGCCGGAAGTTCAGCAAAGAGGAAGAAGCGCAATTCGACATCGAAAAACTGCTTGGCGCAAACTGCCAACTCCAAATAATTCATAACGTTAAGGACGAAGGGCGCGTATACGCCAACGTGCAGGCCGTTGTCCCAATGCACAAAAACGCTGCAAAACTCCGGGTAGCTGAGGACTACATCCGCGTAGTCAACCGCCCGAAGGAATACCACAACGGGAACGGCTCTGGCGCTCCGGTAAGCGACGAATATGTGCCCTTTTGAGGACAACAATGAAAACCCCAACGATCCAGAACAGGAAACAGATACGCGCAGGGCGGTTCTACGAAATAGACGACTGCGGAACGTTGCCAAGCGTTACGACCATCTTGAGCGTGATTGGGAAACCAGCCCTGATCGCATGGTCAGCGAAGGTCGAGAGGGAGATGGTGACGAAAGTCTCTGCTGACCTTTACGAGGATGTCTCTAAGTCCTCACCAATGACCCGCGCTGGCTGGCTACTGACCCTTGGCAACCGCTTGGGCAAGGAAAAGGCCCATACCAAGGAACTGGCGAAGGCCGGGGACATCGGTACTCAGGTCCACAACCTGGTCGAATGGACGCTCAAAGGCGAGCTGATGTACGACGCTGGCCCATCTCCCCGGATCGAGGACAAGGCGCAGTGGGCTTTTATGGCCTGGCAAGACTGGCGCAAGGCCGTGAACCTCAAGCCGATAGCCATTGAACAGGTCATCTGGTCCAGAACGCACGGTTACGCCGGAACGCTCGACCTACTGGCCGAAGTCGACGGAGTTCTGACCGTAATCGACTGGAAGACAGGCAAGGCCGTTTACCCGGAAGCACATCTGCAGAATGCCGCGTACCGGCAAGCAATCCGCGAAATGGGCCACGGTGACCCAAAACAAGGGCTAATCGTTCGCCTACCCAAGATCGAAACTGATCCCAACTTCGAAGTAGTCGAAGCCAAACCGGAAGAACCGATGTTTTTCAAGTTCCTTAACGCCATCAGCCTATGGAAGTGGGCGCAAGAGATGGATGCCGAATATCAGGCCAGTAAGGCCGAAGCAGCTTAGATGCGAGGAGCATCTGACAAAAGCTTCGTCGGCAGGATGAATGGCCTTGCCAGGACGACTTCCGACGAAGCTAAGAATTTAGGAGAAAAGATGAGTGTAGCAATCCAAATGAAATTGCGCGGGCTTCAATTGGCCCAGAACGCCCATAAGGAATCCTTTACGGCCGCGTGCTGGATAGCTGAGCTGCTTGGCAACCAGCAAGCCACGGTGTGCATGGATGACGTGACGCGCTACATATCGCCGGATGCTCTTGGGAACGCGGCTGGCGGTGTATTCCGCGGTGAGCAATGGGAACTAGTCACTGTGATGCCTTCGGTGCGCGAAGGCCGCCGGGGTGGGTACCAAGGCCATTGGAGTCTGAAGAAATAAGTCAGGAGGAAAGATGAACGCCCAGGATCGAGCGCAGTACGAAGAATACCTTGAAGAAGAGCGGCAGAGACGAAAGCAAGCTTCAGAGAAGTTCGACGAGGTTTATGGTCAGCCTGGGATTTCTCGCGAAACACTTCTAATCGCCTGCTTAATCGCTGGTTTGATGGCAACAATCGGTGGAGCTTTTATTTACGCGGTATTTTTTCTTCCGTTCGGGAAGTAAGGAGTTCTTTTATGAATGGACTTGGCAAGAAAATATTTTATTACTCGCTTCTGGGATTGACGCTGGGAGCCTCAGTTCAGATTTGCCAGCATTGGCCTAATTTCTCAATCGTAGGCGTAAGTATCGCTTACACATTGGGGATTTATTTTGGAGCTGCAAAGCCTGTTTAACTTTCAACCGGTCTGATGCCGTCACTCCGTGTCGCTTGGCGACTAAATGAAGGGCGCAGTAGAAGTGATTTGTGCTCGATCCAAAATGCCTTCCCTGTCCGCCCTGACAACTGGCGACCTACAGGTTGAGCGCAAATGTTAGGCCTCATTGGTCAGGTGCTGTTTTTTTCTCGTAAGTCTGGCCCGTACTGCTTTTAAGCAGACGACACGCCTTCGGAACGGGAAAGACGCAGCGGCCAACTGGATACGTGTTGAGAAAACCTACTGCTGTAGGAAAAAGAGGGTGTGCCGATGGGAGAGTTTGAAGAATTCTGGCGCGAATATCCGAGAAAAGTAGGGAAGCTTAAAGCTTCTCAGCTTTGGAAGCGGTTAAAGCCTCCAGAAAGAGCCGATGCGATGAAGGGTTTGAGGCTCTGGAAGCAGACAGTTCAGTGGCAAAGCAACCAGGGAGTTTACATCCCATACGGGAGCACCTTTCTTTGCCAGCGACGGTGGGAGGACGAGCCCTGGACCGGAGCATTTGAGGAGAAAACATGATGCCTAGCAAGACAAAAGCCGCGATGAGGCGATATATGCGGGAATGGCGGAAAAAGCATCCCGACTACCACCGCGATTGGATGCGAAAGCAGAGAGGGCCATCACGCTGGGGAGTTCCTGGTCGGTCTGCTGTTCGCCGCGGTCGGGCAACTGGACCGTTCTATTACACATGGGGAGATTTGTACGACAAAGCGCTACGGCCAGAAATTCACGAGCGCTGGATAGCAGGAAAGCAGCAGCGTAGCGCCCCTCCGCGCTAAGGCGGGGGAACAAAAGGAGAATGAGATGGGACGAGAATATATCGAAACGCTGGAAAAGATTTTTTCTGTTGCGCAGCCGTCAGCAGAAGAAGTCGTTGAGGCGAATAACAGCAATCAGCGGCAAGTAGCTTATGCCCGATGCTGTGAAGTGATTCGCAATTTGAAATGGCCGGTAACGCGCAAGGCTGTTCTAGCGGCGCTCAACGAAGTCGCTAACAAAGATACGGCTTGGCGGAATTGGGAGAAGTTCTCAGCAAAATAGGCGGGGGAAGGAAGGATCGGGAGAAAAATGGCTGTGAAGCGCAAAACAATACCTTGTGGCGGGAAAGCGGCAGCAAGTCGTTCTAAGCCGTGCAGGTTGTGCGGGAGTCTGCATTGCTTTCCGGTGGCTGCTGCGCCGCGACCAGCGCGGAAGAGGAAAACAAAGTGAGCAAGGAACAGCTACAGGAAGTGTTGGAGCTAGTTGAGCGCAGAGCCGCAGGTTGGGCTGGCGATATGAAATTTGCTGATGCCGATTCTAGGATGCAAGAGGCCAACGATATTGCTGCTGAGATTCGTGGACTCCTTGCCGCCGCTGCACCCGTCAAGTCGCAAGACAGCCAAGAGGCATGGGAAATGGGTGCGGGATGTGTGTCTACTGGGTTTTATAATCCTGCACCCGGAGCGCCGCAGGACAAGTTGCTACAGGTCGCTACTTTGTGGGCAGAGATTAAGCCATTTAACACGGGAACGGTGATAAGCGAAAAGTTAATGGTAGCGACTATTGACGCGCTGATGCCATTTTATGATTCCGCACAAGTTCCTGATATGTGGCCGAAGGATTTGACCATATGCCAGCGCTGCAAACGAGATATGCTAGAAGGCAATCACGCATTGGATTATTGGGGGAAAGTAGTTTGTCTAAAATCCCGCTCCATAGAGCCAGCGCCAGCACCGATTGAGGAAGTGTTGCGCGAGATGAAACCGTATCACACGCCGCTAAGCGAGAAAGCCAAGGAAGCTATGAGCGAGTTCGACAAAGGGTTTCCTTACGATGGCAGCGCAGAGCCAGCTCCACAGGAGCCGCAGCCGCCACCAGACCACATGAGGGGATTCAGCTTATGGCTATGCCGTGAGGATTGGGGATTTGTGACCGATGGTCTGATGCTTGAGCGCGAGAAATCATTGCGCCGAAAATCTGACAACAGTGAGAGTACAAGCGATGAACGTGCAGATGCTTGTGCGGCTGTGATTATAAAAATAAATCAACAATGTGCTGGCCTAGACGGATTGAACCGCTTAATTGCTATTGCCGCAGCTACCCAGCAACAGGCAGCGCCGAGCGAGGAGAAGAAATGAAGAAACTGACTAAACAGGAATGCTGGGAAGCGTGGTCTCGCTCACAGGGCGATTGGGAAGTAATGGCAAGCATTTTGAATAATCGGCTGGCCGCGCAGACCATAGAGGGAGGGGACATTGAAATGCTGCGCCAATACGTTGAGCACATGGGTAGCATGCACGATGAAGACTGCCCGCTTGACGATACGTGCAATTGCTCTGCGAAGCCCATCCATGATGCCGTAAACAGGATTTGCAGTTATACGAGCATCTCGCCAAGGGAGGGAGGGGAGCAGGAAACGCTTGTACCAGCACAGCACAATACGCTTGTATCGGCACAGGGAGGGGAGCGCGAGACGCATTTACGGCATTGCAACAAAGGCGAGTACGTTGGCTCCTGCAAATATCACGAAGCCGATTGCCCTGCGATAGAGGGAGGGCCAAAAGAAAATCTTCCCGATGGATGGATGCACATTAAGAAGAGTTTTTATGAAGAGTTATTGGCCGGTCAGGAGGGAGGGGAGCGCGAGACGCCGCAGGTGCCTTACTGCGAAGGATATTTCTCGCAGAACAATCCGAAGGTCGTAGGTTTCGGCCATTACGCTTGCTCGACGTGTGGCGAGATATTAGGCGATTTGCCGATAGACGAGATTGATGCGGCATTCGCAGACCATAAGCGTGACTGGCGCGAGCGCGTAATAGCGTTTTTCAAGTGTGCCGCCGCGACCAGCGACCCGCAAACCCTCCCACAGAAGCTACCACATGGTTCGATATTAAATGGTGAGATATATCCTGGTCAGCAAAGCATCCCACAGGATCCTAAATGAACTGGCAAAGATCGCTTGGAATAACGTGGATTTCTCTATTCGCAGCAATTAACGCTCGATTGTTCTACCTAGATACCTATAGCGGAGGAACGCTTACCAAGCAATTCGATTACTGGATGAATGTTCTATTTCTGTATTTCTTCGTTTCTATTATCTGCTTCATGGTAGCCCTAGTAATTTGGTTAACCAAAAAGGGGCGTTTTACGACATGAACACGTTTCCTAGCGATATGGATACGCTGAAAATCTTTTTTCTAATGATCGTGTCTTTCGCTAGCGGCTACTTAATTTGCTGGGCGAAAAGAACTTCCGTCACGTCGCAAAGATTCAGCATAGGTGATCGCGTAGTGATGGGCAGAGCGGAGTGGACAGTTACAGCAGTACGGCGAGACGACACTTGGCCTGGCGGCTACGCTTATACGCTGAATGATGAGTGTGAATGCTTTGGGGATCAGCTTAGGAAAGTTTCAGCGCAACCTGCGCTAGAAAGCGATGGTGATGCCACTTGATAACAACCTCACTTGCGAAGGCGAGGGCTTTAAGCTGTATGGCGGGGAATGCCTTAAAATTACGTATGATCCAGAGTTTTCACCAGCTTTTCAGTTCAGTCAGGAGCTTAAGCATTACACAAAAGAAGGCGCTGATTGTACTCATACCACTATGGTGTCTCCCGGTTCAGAAGTATGCACAAAGCCAGCCAAACGCAGTGAATTACGTGGCTCACTGACGCCGATAGGTGAGAGCCGTTAGGTATCGGCAATTTTGGTGGCGTGGAAGGTGCGAGCGGAGGAGCCAAAGGAGAAGCGGTAATGCTAATCGCACTGGTTATTTGCTTTCTGTTGATAGCTGTCCTGTTCTGCTGGGTGGGGATCATAACTTTCGTGATGTCTGAATCGCTGCGAGCTACAGTAAACAAAGAGTTTAAGCGTGGGGAGAGGAAGGACAGCAAATGAATGAGTATAACCTAAGTCTAGAAACGATTCGCGGTTTTCTGTGGTTCTTTATTGCTCTTTTCGCTGTTGTGGCAGTCGGGAAAAGCAAACTACCAGTCCGCGTTGGCGACATAGCATACGGAATATCAATTGGTATGCTGGCGGTAACGTGTTTATACGCCGTTCTGGCAAGAGGGGCTAATCGATGAGCGCACGTCTGAGCGAGCCTCAAATCTGGCTGCTGGACTATTTGCGTGAGAGATTCCCAGCATTCCAAGTGGACCCTGAATATCAGTTCTGTGAGCACCGCAAATGGCGTTTCGACGCTGCTGTGGTTGGGCTAAAAGTAGGATTCGAGATAGAAGGCGGGATCTACATAAGAGGAGCCCACACTCGCGGGCAGCATTACGAAAGCGACATGGAGAAATACAACACGGCCGCAGCGCTGGGCTGGAAAGTATGGAGATTTACGCCTAAACAGGTGCTCCGCGGCGAGGCGAAAGCTTTCATTGAGAGGTACCTTTGATCGACAAGCGTAAGAAGCTCACAGCAGAGCAGGTACAGCGGATACGCGAGGCGAAAGCGGATGGCAAGAGCTTACGGGAAATAGCCAAAGTGTTTCACATCTCGAATAGTCATGTTTGCAATGTTGTAGCGGGGAAATACTGGAAATAAGCAGAGCGCTCTGTATTCTCAAGTTGACACTGCACTAATCGGCGTACACACTGAGGACCGCAACACCCGACGCCGGGGCTAACTCGCTGTTGCGGCGGCACTTAGGAAAGCATCGCCATCCCTAAAAAAGACTTCGAAGTTATCCCTTCCTCAGGCAGTCCTTATTTCGAAACCAAACAGCAAGCCCAATCCCTCGTCGCTAAAGGTGACGCCAAATGGGATGGGCCCAAACGCGTCAGATGTAAAGCCGACGCCTCAAAACGCAGCACCTGGGCTGTGATCGGCCGCTCAGCAATGTATGTGCGCGATGAGGCTGGCAGAGCGGTGGGCATCGGGCCGAAGTTCTGCTCGCTGCAACTCGTATGATGCCCCATAAAGTCTTGCACGTGCTGGCAGCCATCAAACAGGAGCTGCTTTCCAGCGCTTCGACACCGCCGTCCACCTCAAAAGAGAAGCCGACAAAGCGTCCTAGGCTGTCAGCATGTGCAAAAATGAGACATGCCCGCAATAAGAACGGATCGTGGCAGAACTACATGCGTACAGGTGGCTGGTGAGCTGGATCAACTCTGAGCGCTTGCAAAAGCTGCTGGCAATAGAGAATGCCCGCGACAATAAGCTTCTCGTAAACGGCATCCACGAACTTTCCGAGCATGAAAGCTGGCAAGCTACTCATTCAGCACAGCTTAACGGATTAAAAGAGTCTCAAGAGCGTATTGAGGAGGTCGTAAATGAGCTAGGGTCGGCACAAGCGCGCAACCACGAATTTATTGTGACCGTGGTGGGCTCTCTAGAAGAGCGCATTATGGAAATGCAGCGTAGCCAAGTGCGCTGGATCGAGATGTATGAAAAGCAATTGGCGGTACTTTTGGGCCGAACAGAGACAATCCCATGGACAGCGGAGCAAATAGCGCTGATTCAAACGCGCTTAGACGGTATTCATGGGACTCTCCGAGCGGAAGAACTGTCTGAGCAGGCGCAGACAGCGGACGTGGCAATCGTGCCACCAGCGCAAAACGTTAGCGCTGCTTACCTAAGGCCAAAAGCCCCAGAAGCGCACGCTCGGAAGAATCGCCTGCGAAAGAAAAAGAGCTAGTAATAGTACTAACAAAATGAACAAAAATGGACAGCTGAGCGCAGACGATAAAGATAACCTAAGGGCCTTCGCCCAGCGTGTCGAAAGACACATTTGCAAGGCTGGTGGCGATGAAGCAATGGAACGTTTGATCTGCCGCTTACTAAGCAATAAAAAACAGCCGCAAGTCGCAGGCTCCATGGCCGGTAAGTGGGTGGAATGGCGCTATGGTAAAGCCAAGGAAACGTTGCAGATAGAAGGGCATATTGAGCACACCGTATTCGACGCCTCAAAGCTCACCGATGAACAACTCGCCCAAGCTGAGCAACTTGTTGAATCGGCAAGCTCTGGAAGCGATCAGGGATGAGCGTTGCAAGCGTGATCCACTGTATTGGGCACAGAACTGGACCAAGACTGAGAATCCGCATTACGAGTATCAAGGCCGCGATTACTGCGATCATTTCCCCAAGAAATCTTATTTCCAGCCTCTATTCAAGGCCTTTGCATCCGAGTCACGCTTATTCATCCCAAAGACTCGTGAAATGCTCACATCATGGTCGGTGATGGTGTGGGCGACACACCAGGCACAGTGGCGCAAGGCGGAAGTGATTGTGCAGACCGACTCCGAAGAGAAAGCCAAGCAGTTGGTGGGCTATGCGGAGACGCTTTACCGCAACCAAGCGCCTTGGCTCAAATCGCTCCATGCCTTAGCAGCCGAACCATCCCAATTAGCAATGGAGTGGAAAACTGGCGGCTTGGTGTTTGGTATTCCTAAGGGCGAGCACAAGATTCGCATGTTCCACCCCACAATTTACATAATGGACGAGGCGGCATTTCTTCCTGAAGCTGAGCAGTGCTATAACGCGGCGCAGCCGGTGGCCCGTCAAATTATAGCGATTTCCTCTGCTGGACCTGGTTGGTTTGGAGATGAGTGTTCGACTTGAGAAACGAACGAGAGTATCAGCGGGAATATTATTCTAAGAATGCTCCTAGGCTCAGGGCGCGTTTTAAGAAGTGGCGCGAAAAGAACATAGATCGAGAGCGTGAACGAGCCAAGCTGCAGACTCGCAAGGATAGAGAACGTAAGCGCCTCAATCTTGCGGGACGTGAGCGCCCAGCCCATTGCGAGATATGTGGAGACTCCGGTCCAGTAGTTTGGGAGCACGACCACACAACTGGGAAGTTTCGTGGTTGGACCTGTGGGCATTGCAATCGGCTCTTGGGTGCAGCGCGGGACAACATCGACATTCTCAAGCGGGCAATCGATTACCTTGCTCACCATTAGCCCCACATTTGATGGCAAGCGCACCATTCCCAGTGAGCAAGTACGCGCTATTGTATTGGATCTATTGCACTTAGGGCCATCTGACAAGGTATTAGAGATCGGCACAGGCTCAGGCACGATGACCAGCGACTTCGGCAAGACTGGCGCTGAGGTGCATTCGATTGAGCTGGAGCCGTGGGTCGACAGCACTGTGATCACCGGGGATTACGTGTTTCTGCACTCCGGGGATGGTGTGAAGGGGCTGCCACAGTTTGCGCCATTCACAGCGATTGTGGCCACGTGTGGGATTGAAGGGATACCGAAGGCCTGGGCGGACCAATTAGCGCCAAACGGGAGACTGATAGCGCCAATTGGCGATTCGAAGTCACAGCGCCTCGTATTGTTCCGCAAGATCGAAGGCGATTTGCTGCCTATGAGGGTAGCAGCGTATTGCCGGTTCAGCATGATGCGCGAGAAGCCAAGCCCGAAACCTCCGAAGTACCAACCCAGCGAGGCCCAGCCATGAACATCTACCACGTGATTTACGCTTCATCCAACGCGGAAAGCGAAGAAGTCTATGTAATTGCCACGACGCAACAGAACGCGGCAGATGCAGCGCAAGCGGCTGATACAGGCTGGCAGCAACTCATCAGCATCCGGCAAATCGCCAGTGGAACAGTGATTCAAGGGAGCTAACATGATTTCTCTTTCTTTAGGTAAGCCGGTTCGTTTCCTTGGTTTCAGAGTCATCGACATAGTTTGCAAGAATCCTATTACTCCTTGGTATCACTTTTCGATGCGACTGACTCACGATGGAGCTTTAGGAATAGTCCTAGGGAACCATACCTTGATTATCAGCTACGGAGAATGACACATGAAGAAACAAGGCAAGATGCCCATTACTGGTGGCAAGACAGCGATGAAGCCGAAACCGCCGGTACTCACAGACGCGAATACGCCATCGTCTGATGCTGAGCGGATGATCAAACGCCCGCCAATGCCGTTCCAGAGCAAGCAAGCAATCGCGAATCTGCCGGTGCATGCGCAAAAGGAGTCACGAGGCACGGATTTCACTGGCCCGGGCAAGTCGGCTCGAGGCACAGCAATGGGTGGCGCCAAGGGGCTGCCTCCAGGTGGCCCGGTCGGTCAGAAGCGGCCAATCGACAATTCGAAGCAGATAGGTGGGAACAAAGGCTGGCCACCGCCTAAGCGCAAAGCTGGGCCACAGAACTTGGGCAAGTCACGTCGCCACGCAAGCTTTTACGGAGAGTGAGATGAGCAAAATCAGCCAGAAGATCAGTAAGCCGGGATCGATCAAGATGCCGCAAGGGCCTATGCATACAGACGGCATCCAGAAGGGTAGCCACGGGCGTGGTGGGCAACTGGCGAATCCTGGGCGCTCTGTGCCGATGGGGAACAGCCTTAATCGATTGCCGATACAGAGCCCGAAAGCAAACCTGAACGGGAAGAAGATTGGCCAGCCAAATCCAGATACATCGGCTGCAGCCACGAAGAAGCCCAACCGCAAGGGTGGGTCAGCCTTTTATGGGGAGAGCTAAATGGCGACAACGAACGTTTACCAGGTGGATTATCACTTTGAGAATCTGGGCAAGATTACTGGGCCACCGTCATATCAGGCAATCGTCAGTGCAGCCGCGAATGATTACAACACTATTCGAGGAGTGCTGAGCAGTAATGGACTCCTGTTGGGCTCGGGCACGCTGGTAATTGACAACGTGTCTGCATGCCCATCCGGTGCGCAGACGATCCTGACGTGAACATCGAATTTCCACATCAGGGAGTGTCGACGTGGCGCAATCCGCATGGGATACAGATATTCAGGTTGCATTACTCAGCGGACGAGGAAAAGACACCAGAATGGGCAGCGAAGCAACGCGCCGCGATGACCAATCCGGCAGATTACGAGCAGGAATATGAAATCAATTTCAGCGCAAAGCTCGGCACGCTCGTCTATCAGCTTCATGAAGAAGCCACTCTTGAGAATAGCTTCTCAATCCCTAAAGAGTGGACGCGATACTTCGCACTCGATCCCCATCCTGTTGTGCCACACGCATCATTGTGGGTGGCAGTCGATCCTTGGGGAGACTTCTGGGCCTATCGTGAATTATGGCCTTCGAAAGTGTATGGCCAGCGCGGCAATGTCCCAGAAGATGACAACCGATACAGCATCAAGCAATACGTCGAAACGGTCCAATGGCTAGAGTCTGATGAGAACCCCGAGAACGAGCACAAAGCTGAGGACATTCACACCAGAGTGATTGACTACGCGGCTCGGGCTATGGGGCAGGGCTTCTTCGATGAGAAGCCGGAATACAACTTCCAGAAGCGCTTCGAAGAGCTTGGCGGGTGGAGCTTCAAAGACTGCATTAAGGACAACCAGGCAGGCCCGGAAAAGGTCAATGAGTGGCTCAAGCCGCGTGACGTTGAGCAGGTCGACGGCTCGTTCAAGAAGAAATCGAAGCTGCATATCTTTCAGGATCGGTGTCCTGAACTGATTTACGAGCTGCAGAACAATCGCTTCCAGCAACAGACGCCAATCATGGCCGAGCGGCAAGATCCAACAGGCAAAGCGATGGCCAAGCGGAACCACATCACGGATTGCCTCAAGTATCTGGCTATGGCGGAGATTGAGTACGTTCCTAATCGCAAGCTAACGAGCAACTGGAAACCTATCGCGCAAGGTGTGAACTACTAAAATGAGAAAACTTCTTCTGCTGTTGTTGTTACTGCCTATTGGTGTGTTTGGCCAAGATCCCGTAAAAGGGCTGTTCGGTTCCGGTACGCCTAATCCCAATCTCGCTGGCGTAATCAACACGATCTATACGGACATCAGCTCAAACACGGTTTATATCTGCACAAACGTGACGCTCACGCCGACCACGCGGAGCTGCACGTGGACCCCTTCCAGCCTTTCTGTAGGCGTAATAAAAGCCAATACAATTAGCGCTACAGATTACGGCGTAGTGGCCGATACCAAGTGGGATACCAACGCTACACTCACGAATGGCAGCGGAGCGGTTACGCTGAGCGCTACATCTCCACCAGCAGCAGTGAGCGACGTTGGCAAAGTATGCTTTGCGACCAGTTGGCAAGGTGGGACAGGCGGTTACGCGGCGAACGTTCTACGTATTTCGGCTGGAACAGTTTCCTCGGTTACAGATGCCACGCATTTGACTTGCTCTACCAACTCCAATTCTAACTGCGCAGCTCTTTGTTCCTTCATATGGGGAACTGACGATACGACCGCTTTATCGAATGCCTGGAACGCAGCAGCCAACAATTCTTCGAATCGTTGTATAAGCCTAGTGCTTCCATCGGGCGGGATGCTCACTTCCACAGGACAGTTTAATACTTCCACCTGCAATACCCGCATCGTAGTTCCCGGTGACTTCCCCATGCTGATAAGTGGGCAAGGGATGCGTGTTACTTACATTATTCCCATTGGAGGGACTTTCAGTTTTAACCACTCGACTTCCTGTAATGGTGCAGCCGGGTCTGGTACTTCCTGCTTTGCGGGCATCAATGGTTTGAGCATTCGCGATCTTTCTATCAGCGGATTTGGCTGGGATAACACCGCTGCACCGGCATCGACCAATATCGGGCTAATCTCTACTGACGGATATTGGACGAACATAGACCTGGAGCAATTTGGGGCCAGCGATGCCAACCTTTGTGGGTATTACTTATCCTCAGGCGGGGCCATCGGTCAGAACATCAACAGCAATGGTGGAGGAAGTCATTCCCTATGTGGTGGCAGTGCAAACGGTGCCTTGATCACCAATAGTTATTTTTGCTGCGGTTTATTCGGAGCCTATGCTCCGGTTCCTAATGCTACCGCGCAGTTCAAACTGACCGGGTTTCAAGGATTTGGCTGCAGTGATGTTGTTCTGAACGTAACGGCATCTGGCGCAACATTGAATTTGGATAACGTTTTCGCGCAGACCACTTGCAACTCAGGCAGCGTTAGCATCATCAATGTCGGAGCTACTGGAAGAGTGAACTTTAATACCTCCATCGCTGGAATTGGAGGTGGCGGAAATGAGAACGGAGTCTTTCTCAGCGCTTCCGGAGCTCAGATGTATGCAAACGATGTAACATTTGTAGGCTCAGGAACAGGAACGCCAGTAACTGCGGTAGCGGGATCGAAGTTCTATGATCGTGGCGGCAATACTTATACCGGTGGCACGGCAGTATCATTTGCGGCAGGCACATTCCGCAAGCCAGCACCTGAGGGAAATTGCGGGGCAGTCGGGTCGGCTGCTAGTCCGTCTGTTGCAGCTTGCGGTTCGGATGGGGCCGGTTCTGTTTCTTGCTCTACGAGCGCGGTATCGACTTGCACTGTAAATACAACAGCAGTAAACGCGAACAGTCAGATCATGGTGCAGCAACGTACCGACACCGGAACAGGGACGCGGCTATCAGTAACTTGCAACACTACATTGAGCGCGATTCAGCCTGCAATAACTGCGATAGTGGCTGGGACCAGTTTCAGTTTTGGTTTGACGCAACCTGTTACGAATCCGAATTGCTACGCATATTCAGTCATCAACTAAATGGCGCAAGAAATCCCCGGACAATCCCAAGCACTTCCAGAACAGCCAAAGCCTAAGCGCAAAAAGCGTACTCCAGGTGAGGTGTCTGACATCCTCGACCGGCGCAACGAATCCCGCCGTTATATGCAGATTAACTATTGGGATTCCTGGGAGGACATTTACCGGGCTTCGAAGTGCCGCACCAAGCCGATCATGGTGACGGATAAGACTGGTAACCAGGTTGAGGACAAGACGCGCACTAACGTTGCAATGCCGGAACTGAGTTTGATTGTTCGGCGAAAGACTGCCCGACTGACCGCAAATCCACCGCAAATCAACTATACGGTAGGTGAAGGCGGGGATACCGGGCTAGCTGACAAGCTTACGGCGTGGGCGTACCAGCAGTTTGATCGATCTGGAGAAGCGCAAGAGCATCGCAAGCTCGTCCAGTCCTCGCAAATCTTCGGTTATGGAGTGTCAAAGCTCTATTGGGACACGGTAGAGACGACCAAGAAGTTTTTTCAGCCGGTAGCAGACCTTAGCAGGAGAGATTTACAGACGCTCAATGGACCTGACCCGAACGATGGAGAGGGCGGCGAGAGCGCCGGGGATACTGAAGATCCTCTGAGCGACGACGAGAAGGCTAATGCGATCGCGAAGTACGGAAACACCACGCAAGTCCCCAAAACTACCAGCCAGTTTGAAGGGCCAGTATCGAAGAATGTGTTTGTTGGCGACTTTTTCATCGAGCCCGGAGCCGCAAACCTGAATGTTTCCGGCTGGGCGATAGAAAACTACTTCGAATCAGACGTTTGGCTCAAAAAGATGGGCGCAAAGACGTTCATTGACCCGGAGACTGGGGAAGAACAGCCCATTTTCGATCCGAAGGTTATGGAAGAACTGGCCGACATGCCGACTTGGCAGCCGATTTACCAGCAACAGCCATTTGATTTGCGTTCCCGGCTAAGAACGAGCGCAATGGGCCAGACTTTACCGCTCTGGCCGACCAAACTGCTCAAAGGCAAGCGCTACGACATCCTCGAGTGCCACACGAAGGATAAAGACGGGCAATTCTGGATTGAATACGTAGGAAACGAGAAAGTCTATCTCGGAAAGATGCCGTATCCGTGGGATCTGTATGGAAAGTACTGCTACACGGAATTAGTGCCTATGTTTGACCTGCTTTCAGCCTATGGTGACTCGACTCCGCAACTTCTACGGCATTTGTGGTTATTGCACAACGCAATTGTTGGTTCGCGCCGCGATTTGGTGGCAAATATTCTTCGGCCGCTAATGAAGATGAAGGCGGGCTCAGACGTTCCCGATGAGCAGATCGATCGGGCACTGTTCCGCGTGATTCAGATGCGCAACCCGGAAGATTTGCAGCCGATGATCGAGAATATGGCGCAGATTTCAGCGGCAATCGGTGGAGCGTCTGAAGAAGAAGCGCAGAACATGCGCATGATGGCTCTGGCTGAGCCGAACCTGACGAACGTGGAGACTGGTACGGATACGAATCCTACCGCGGGAAAGACAGCCACGACTGCGGTACTAGCCGCGAAGTCTGCCGATGCTTTGACGCAGTTCGAGCTCGACTCGCTCAACTGGTATCTGAAGGAGTCGGGCGAAAAGAAATTGGCGATGCTGCAGCAGACCGAACCAAAACAGGACGATCAGGGCAGCTACCAGCCCTATCAGATTGCCGGGAAATATACGGATAAGGTGCAAGGGCTTACGGAGCGATACGGAAAGGCTTCAGCAGCTAGTCTTGATTTCATGGAACTGCAGCAAGAGATCCAGGTTGAGCCTGCCGCGATGTCGATGCTTAGCGTTGACGATGACTTACGCAGGAATGCAGCGCAGCAACTGGTGGAAATGGCTAGCCAGATGCCGAATATCGTTGATCCGTACTATGCCGCGCACTTCTACGCCTCAACCATTCGCGGGATCGATCCTGACAAGGCTGTTCCGCCGCCAAAGCCGCCAGTTCCGCCGCCGCCGAAGGTTTCTGTCACGGTTGCTGCGAAGCTCCCAGAGATGCCCGGACCAGTGCAGATTCAAATATTTGAAGCCATCACTGGCCAGCCAGTTTCTCCAGAAGTCCAACAGGAAGTGCAGATTGGTGACACTTTGAAGGGCATCGAGAAGCTTTCCGGCGCCGCAGACCATGCCGACAATTTGATGAGCACGAGCAGTGTGGATGACGTGAAAGACACCCCAATGAGCAAGGGAGTCGGAAATTCCAGTCCAAGCAAACCTAAGGCTCAATGAGGCTCAGCAGCTTCTAGATGCCGTAGGTGATCCACTGCTCAGACCGGCCTTGCAAGCGTTTTTCGATGAGCAGAAACGGGAGCATGTAGAACGGCTGCTATCAGCGGTGCGTAAGCCGGTGCGCGACACGATGAAAGAAGCTCAATTGGCGGGAAAAGTCGAAGCGTACGAGCAAATCTTTCCTGACCTTGAACGATTTGCGGAAGAAGCAATGAGAAACGCTTCCCAATGATTTCCACGGACCAACCGTGTGCATCTGGAACCAACCCAGAGAAGGAGCAGTAAATGGCAGACGTAAGTACAGCACCAGAACAAGCGGAGATTGCAGAATCCCTGCTTGGCCCGGAGGATCAGCAACAAACTGTTGAGCAACCCGAAACCGAGCAACAGGAAGTTGCCGAGCCTTTAGAGCAAACCGAAGAGCAACCACTAGAACAAGACGAGGAAGTAGCCGAGGATTGGCTCCCAAGCGACCAAGACAAGGTATTTCCCGACGAAGTCTATGCGCGTTACGCTCAACGGTACAATTTGACGCCGGAACAGGCGCAAGAACCCATCTTGCGGCAACTGCTCCACGACAAAATCAATTCCGATATTTACATTCAGCAGCAACGCGAGCAAGCCGAACAGGAACCGGCAGAGCCGGAAGTTGCGGAACCTACCCGCAGCGAACCGCAACTCAGCCGCGAGCAGTATTTCCAGAATCTTGACCGAGTGATTGCGGAGCGTACCGACCCGGAAGTTGCCAAATCCTTTCATAAGGATTTCTTAAGTGTCTGGCAACGGCCGGAAGCGGAACAGCCGCAAGCATTCACTCAGATGACCTCGAAATACATGCTCAATCTTGTTCAGACGTATCTACCGGATTTGCTGCAGGCTCAGCTGTCGCAACAGTTGAATCAGGTATTTCCGGGCTTTGGTGAGATGCACGAGCGCAGCGCTATGGCAATGGCCTGGGACCGCGTTCGCAACTCAGACGCAGGATTCGCACAGTTGCCCGCCTACGGTACGAAGGAATTTAGTTCCACGTTACGCGAGGCGGCAGCACGCATTCCGGGGTTTGATGAGATGCAATTCACCGATGGGCAGGGCAGGGCATTGCCTCCGCAACAGAACGCGGAGCGCAAATACGCCATGCTGGCCAAAATGGCCTCAGGCCAAAACGTCGATCCGGCTTTGCTGCAACGTGCTGCTGCATCAGGCGCAAGAAACGCCCGACGGGCGGAAGTCCGTCGCAGTGCAGGGAATCTCGGCTCCGGGCAATCGAAAGCCGCTGCAGGCGCTACTAAAGGTTCGAGTAAGTTCGAAACGAACGATGATCTGTTCGATGACGAAACCATGGCACTTTACTCGAAACAGCATGGGCGCTTGTAAGCAGAAGGAGCATAAGTGGCTCTACAAGTAGCACGCAGTTTCAACCAGATGGTTACGGACACCACCAACGTCCGCGACGTTTCTGAGCAGATGGTTTTGCTCGAACCGGATGCGGCGCCGCTGTTTGTCCTGACCAATTCTGCCAAGAGAAAACAGCCGACCATCGGCCCACGCTTTGAATGGGTTGAGGACACGGAAGTTTCGCTCTGGGGCCAGTCTAGCGCAGCCGCTGACTGGAGTTCCGCGGCAACTAACATTCTGGTGGCGGATGGAACGCTATTCGGCGTGGGAGACATCGTGGCCGTGCCAAAAGCACAGTCATCGTCTGCCGCCCCGGAAGTTTTCCTGGTAACCGCCATTTCCACCAACACTCTGACCATCACCCGAGGTATTGGTAGCTCCGGCGCGGACACAGTTTCCGCTACCGGCTCGCTCCGCATCCTCGCATCGGCGTTCAAGGAAGATGACAACATCGGGCAGCAACGCTACACGGCAAAAACCGTGCAGATCAGCTATGCCCAAATCTTCAAGACGCCGGTTAAGGTCACTCACACTGCAGCTTCCACCAAACAATATGGCGCACCGCAAGGCGAGCGGAAGTATCAGCTCGTTAAAGCGTTGATTCGCCATCGTTCGGAAATCGAAGCTGCTGGTCTGTGGGGGCGCGCATCGGAAAGTCTTAACTCTCCATCTTCGCGGTGGACGAGCATGGGCTTCCTGTCGCGCATCGCCACCAACAAAACGGACGCCAACTCTACCGCGACGATCACCACTTGGAACACATTCTCTGAAACGGCATTCCGTTATGGAGAAAAGCAAAAGCTGTTGCTGTGCGCTCCCAAGGTGATTTCCGCGCTTAACTTCTACTCGCAAAACAAGCTGTTGACGCGAGTGGGAGACACGGTATTCGGCGTGAAGATTGCCCGTTTTGAAATGGCACTCGGTGAATTCCTGCTCGCTAACGACTACCGTTTGGGGACTGCTGACATTGGCTTCCCGGGCGGCAACTCGTTCGCAACCCATGCGTATTCCATCGACCTGCCATCTGTTGCCATGCGCTATTTGCAGGGCGGCGGTGACAACCTCATTGGCGATACCAAACTGTTCGAAAACATCCTGCCTGACGGCTCGACCACTCGAACGGATGAATATCGCAGTCAGCTTGGCTGGGAAATCCGGCATGAGAGAAAACATGCCTGGATCTTCGACCTGTCGAGCTACAGCTAATACAACCGGGGCGGGGGAAACCTCGCCCCACTTTTAAGGAGAAGAAATGGCAAAAACGAATGTGTATCGGGTCAGCTATCTGTTCCGACCCAGCAAAGATGCAAACCCGCAAGAGAAAGTAGTTTTTGTGGTTGCGGATACGGATGTACAGGCAGTCGGCTATGTGAATTCACTGCTTGGATTTGAAGTGACCGGAGCGAGCGAGCACGTAAAGAACGCGATGCTTGTATCAACGCCAATCGGCAAGGTATTCGAAGAACGCCGCGTCGGCAAACCGGATACTCGTCCAATGCCACGGGCGGAACGCCGTCACGGAGCGCCAGATACTCGCGTTGCAGAAACGCCAGCATTGAAACCAGCGGTTGCACCGAAGCCCGCCGTTGTTCCTCCGAAACCTGCTGTTGTTCCGGCGCCTGTAGCGAAGCCAGTTGTTCCTCCGGTGAAGCCGTGAGTCTGCCGGTCTGGAAGTGCAACGTTTGCGGCAAGAAATTCAGCGTAGGCGAATGGACCTGCGCTGATGGCCAGTCAAATCACGTAGTCGAGATGAAAGAATATCTCTTGGCCGATGCTCCGACCGACCCCGGCCATCCGGCTAACGGTGGAGTCGACTCGCTGCGTGACGGCCGGACACGCATCTGCAATATCCCACCGGATAAGCAGATTGTTCGGAATGGTGAAGTGTCCATTATTCCCGGTGGCTACGTGGAATTCATTCGCGGCCGCTTTTCTTCCGATAACCCGGAAATCCAATACTGCCTTGACAAGAAAAAGGGCTGGTGCTCGGAAGAGCAATGGAATACCGCATGGCTATCGCAGAATCAGCGCCTCGACATCAAAACCATGCAGCTTCAGGCGTTAGAACAGCGTTTGGAGAATCAGCAGAACGAACTGTTGGCCCAACAGAAGGCGAAAGTCAGCGCCTGATGGCAATCTGTTCAAACTGTGGAGCGGAAGGTCCGCGAGTCCGCTCCCGCTGGAATGATAAAGAGCAGTTACCGGACATTTGCCCGTCCTGCTCGCCCAGTTCTTTCGAGAAGTTCACTGCTCCCAGCGAAAAGAAGATCTGGATGGGCTACGAAGCTCACCCGAATGAGTATGTAAAGGCCGAAGATGGTGGATTTGACCGCAAACCGGAATACCGTGTCGAACAAGAAGAAAAACTCACGCAAGAGACTGCCGAAGAAAGAGACGCTCGCATTAAGGCGGAAGATAACAAAAGGAAAACTCGAAGAACTCTACCAATGGATGAAGCGGAACTTTCCGGAGCTCTCAGAAAGGCCGAAGAAATAGTTTCTTGGATGACCGGAACCAATGTCAACTAACCATCACTGGGAAAAAGCAGCGAAGAAACTGTTACTCAAGCCGGAAGGGCGAGCGGCACTAAAGAAGTTCGGAATCGATGTGGAAGTAGTAGGACAGAAAAACGGCCATGTGGAAGAAAAAGCGACCGTGGTGGTCCTTTGCCCGACTTATCGAGCGCCTGAACCGCAGATGCAAGATTCTCTTCGGGCGATGGTAGGAGCAACGGACGCAATCGTCTATTCCGGTCCGCCGATTCAGTCCTCGGTCGTTCATTGGAGCCGCAACGCGATGTTTGGCGAGCAACTGAAGAGCGGAAAACCGTGGACACACGCTCTTCTGATTGATGACGATATGGTGCCTGAGCCTGGTGATTTGAATAAGTTGCTAAGCCATAAGAAAGACATCGTTGCAGGGCTTTGCACTCGCAGAAGCGACCCGCCAATTCCAACGATTCGCTACTATGACGATGAAACCGGAGCATTCGAGCAAATCTGGGAGTGGCCAGAAAATAAACTGGTGGAAGTAGGCGGAATCGGCACTGGATTCATGCTGGTTTCAAAACACGCTGTCGAGCAAGTCGCCCAAGCATATTTTGACTGTCTATGGGAAAAGGATTTCTACGGAGTTTCTGATGAATGGGTGAACGTCAACCGCGATCGCCGACTGAAACATTTTGACGAAACGCGAATCGCTTACTGGTTCCGGTTTGCACCATCACTGAAACTGGCAATCGAACAGGGCGAAGACATGCACTTCTGCATGATGGCCAGAAAGTATTGCGGCATCCCGGTGTTCTGCGACACATCTGTTCAGCCGGGACATATCGGGCAGTATCCGTTCGGCGTAAAGGATTTTCTGCCGTATCGAGATGCGTGCATTCAGATTGCGAAGGAAAAAGGCACCTACAAGACGCAGCCGAAGATTGAAGCGGAGATTGAGATTGTCAGCTAGGCCTAAATATGAATTCCACCTTAAGACTTGGTCAGACATTCAGGATCACTTACCAAGACTTTACGCAGCAGCCAAAGGCAATTGCATGGAGATCGGAGTTCGACATGGCTGCTCCACATCCGCTCTACTGGCGGGAATTGAAGAGCGCGGAGGCCACCTTTTCAGTGTGGACCTTAACGGCTGTTATATCTTCACCGGCCATCCACAATGGACTTTCTTCCGGGCAGATACACTGAAGAACCTGATGGCCCTGAAACAATTGTTGCATCAGGAGTGGGAAGTGCTGTTTGTTGATGGGGATCATACTTACGAGGGAGCTTTGTCGGATTTGACGAACTTTGGAGACAGGGCAAAGCGCATCTTCGTGCATGATACCGACGCTCCTGATTTCCCCGGAGTGAAACAGGCAGTAGAGGAATTCGTCAAGCAGGGCAAGCGGAAAGTGACATATCACCCAGGGAGTTTCGGAATGGCGGAAATCGTTTGAAGATCGCAGCGTTCTACTCAGATAGCCCTTTTGCCGGTTGGGTGCAAGCGGAAGGCTTCGTGGACGTACTGAAACGAATGGGTCACGAAGTGGTAGGAATCGGCGTACCGCCCGTCACGCAAATCACGCAAGCGATGGCCGACAAAGTGAACAAGCCTATTGATGATTGCGACCTGATTATCGTTTCTGGCCCGGAATGGCTGCGGAAATGGATTCTGGCTTTCTATCCAAATTGGGGAAAGCTAAAAGCACCGAAAGTTGCGTGGTATCACGAAAGTTTTGTACGCGACGACTTCACCATTAATTACGGCGATTACGAGAAGATGTACGACTTTCATTTCTTTCCTGACAGATCAGATGCAGAGAAATACAAGGGAGAATTTCTTCCTTTGGGCGTCGATACAGAAATATTTAACACGTTCAGCTCCTATACACGACCGCCCCGAGAAATTGAAATAGGTTTTATCGGCCTTATGTATCCGAAGCGTGCGGCGTTTGTTAACGAACTGACTCCACATCTTGGCGACATCAAGATTAAGTATATGACTGCTTGTCAGTCAGAGCGCGGACTGATTCCTGCAATCGGCGTATGGGATGCAGACGGCTTCAATATCCGTCGATCAATGGAACTACTTGCCGAGACGTACCGCCGAATCAAAGTGTTTGTTACATTCCCATCTCTGTCCAATGTGCTAGTGGCAAAAGTTCTAGAATCCATGGCGTGTGGCTGCAAGCTAGTCGCTCCCAAGCAGCCAATTCACATTGACGGATACTTTCCTTACGAAGGTGCCTATCAATGCGCTGAGCAGATACGTTCCGCATTGAAAACAGATTTGATTGACTACGATTTTATTTCCGAGCACCGCATGGAGAACCGTTTCGATCAAATCTTTGCAAAGGTCGGCGTATGCGTATCCTTGTAGCCGGTTCAGAAGGCATGATCGGATCGAATGTGGTGCGCTTGCTGCGGGAGCGCGGCGAATCGCCTGATCTGTGCGATAAGAAATCAGGCTGGGATGCTCGAGACGTTCGAGACTTCTACGACATCATTTACGATTGCGCATCGCCCACCAGGGGAATCGGCAGCCATGATTTTCTTGAAACTGCGCAAATCCCGCTGAATCTGGTGCAGCAGACCGCGCACATCGTTTATCTCTCAAGCTCCTGCGTCTATCCCGACAATGCCACGATTCCCACGCCAGAGAGCGAAGGATTTTTGGGAGAACCGGAAGAAGCGAATCGCGGATATGGCTGGGCGAAGCGGGCGGGAGAGCTGGCGTGCCGATATTCAAATGCGAAATACACGATCCTACGCTTGGGGAATATCTACGGACCTTCCTACGACTGGACCAATCCGGTAAAGCACGTGATCCCTTCGCTGATTGAAAGAATTCTGTCTGGAGAAAATCCTCTGGTGGTTTGGGGCAGCGGAAATCAGACGCGCTCGTTCATGTACGAGGAGAGTTGTGCTCGAATAATTCTGGAAATGTCAGACCGTGCAGGCAATAGAGGAGTATTCAACGCTGGTGGACAAGAGACCTCGATACATGAACTGGTTGAAACGATTGCGGAGATTGTTGGCTACGAAGGGAAAATCGTTTTCGATACCACAAAGCCGGAAGGTCCATTACGCAAAGCGCAAGACACTAACAAAATGGATTCAATAGTTAGAGCACATCTTTCACTTCATACGGGACTGGAGAGAACAATCAGTGCAGCGCGACGAAATTATCGAGTTAGCGAATCAGCTCTCCGAGCGTAAAGGCGAGCGTGTTCTCAATCTTCAGACGCTGTACCGCTTTGTGGTGCAGGATATCTGCAAGCGGCAACGTTTCTGGTGGAGACGTGTGCAGGTTACTTTCAATCTGACCATCGGAACACCTACTTACGATCTAACAGATATAACGCTATTCCCGGACCTGTTCGAAATCGCTCTCGATGAAATCACCAAGTTCACGCTCATCACTTCACCGAATCCACTGCAAGTAGCGGAACTTGTTCCGGTGTTTGACCCGGAAACGCTGATCGAAATGAAGAACAACGTTTCTACACAGCAGCCCGGCCGCTACACCATGGACGCAGGAGACTATAAAGTTTTGCGAGTGGACATGCCGGACGCGGCTTATCAGGCATATATCGTTGGATGGGGAATGGCGAATCCAGGATCAGACACCTTTACAACGAAGGTTCCGCTCATTCCTACCTGGGGCCATAACACAATTGTTATGGGAATCGTTGCGAAAGTTTTCAAGTTTGCTTATGGCTCAGAGAATCCTAAGACGATGGATGCAATCGCGGAATACGAGCAAGGTTTGCAGGATTTGATGCAGCGGAAACAGTTTGACCCGAATTACAAATTGCAAATGAGCTTGAATGAATCCGCGGTGCGCTCGACGTAATGGCAAAGCTCCTCCCGTTCGAACAAATAGATGCCGGTGGAGTAGACAGCAGAAGCAATCCGATCAATCTCCCGCGAAACCGGGCGCTGCGATGCCATAACTGGGTACCAAAACAGGCCGGATTCTGGGAACTTCGCTGGGGATACTCCAGTGTTTCGATGAGTACGGTCACAGCTACTGCGATTCACAGCATCTTTCCATATCGCACCTGGGACGGAAACAAATTCGTGCTTTTCATGCAAGGAACAACGCTAAAAACGCTCAATGCAGGTTCGGGAATCGTCACCACTCCGCCAGTGCGCGGCGCGGCCATGGTTTCTTCGGCGAAAGGTGCAGGATTCTTTGCGAATAACCGTTTCAAGTATGGAAATGGCACAGACCAGAAATGGTATGACGGAACTACTTGGCGGGATGATGGACTTCCGGCGCTGACTCTGACGCAAGTGCAGAATGTCCTGATCACGGAAGGCGTGCGGGAACTGACTATTGCTCAGGCGTCGAGTATTACGCTAACCGCAGCGGCTGGGGGAACTTTCCCGGCTGACACTCGTACCGGGCACCTGATTTATGTGGCGATTTTCGATCCCACCACCAATGAAATTGGTCCAGCAACGATTTCCACGGCAACTGGCAGAGTTACGGTAGCGCTCAACCAGAAAATAACTGTAGCGGTGATGCCTAATCTATCCGCTGTCAATGCGAATTGGGTGAAGCTCATCGGGGGGACGGCTGACGGTGGAAACGTGGCATCTTTTTTCACCAACACATCTACAAGTCTGACTTCCTGTTCGCGAGTCGGCACCACGCTGACCGTAGTAGCAACTGCGCATGGACTGACGACAGCTAACATCGTAATTATCGCGGGAACGACTAATTTTGACGGGGTTTACTCCGTGACTGTGGTGGACCCGAATACTTTCACGGTTACTCTTCCTGCGGCAAACATCAACACCGATACTGGGGCGATTGGAACGGTAAAACGGATTGTTTCGGCAGGGAATGCTGCGACCTCAGTCGATGTCCTAGGTCCTGCGCAAGACACCAGTTATCAGGTCAATCAGAATCTTGGGTTGCCAGCGTCTACGGTCGGAAACGCGCAACCCGGCTACCAGTTTTTCGCCTCAATCTATAATGTGAATGGCGGTGGCCATGTCGGAAACAGAATCGCAATTGGCCAGCGAGTGCTTCAGACGCTATATCGCTCAAACTGGCATATTACTGGACTGCCCGATCTGTCAGGCATTGATACTGAGTGGAACATCCTCATCGGCCGGACTGAGGATGGAGCTTTGGTGCCTTATGCAGTCGCCGACGATGCACTCAACTGGCTCTACGCACGACCTGGACAAACCTCGCTAACCGTTTCCGATGCTGGAATCGACGGAACAAACGAACTACCAACACGCAACGGAATCATTCCATCGCAGTGCAATATGTTCTGTCTGGCGGGAGACTTCGCGTATGCCGCAGATACCGGATCACCGTTTCTGAGAAGGTCAGGCTCTTTCAACGATGACCGAGCCGGAATCTTTACCGGTCGCCCAGAACAGAGCTGGGCTCCGAACGACCTTGATACCTTTCCTACCGCTGAAGCGATGACCGGAATTTTTGAAGTCGATCAGGAAGTGCTTTGCGGAACGCAGCATGATTCTGCCATCTCCACCAACCTAGCTGGAATTCAGCAATGGGTAGGGCCGTGGCCGGTGGGAATTGCTGGGAAACGTGCAGGGACGAAGTGCGGTGCTTACGGATTCTTTTGGGTGACCGGCGAAAAAGAGATTGCGATGCTGGCGAATGGCGTTCCGGTAGTAGTTTCAGAAGAGTACGAGCAGGCGGAACTTGCGCAGATTGGCGATCAGTTTCTTTCAAGTGTTGAGGCTGTGTATTTTCGCAATGCCGCAAAGAGCAAAGACGAACTGCGAATCGAGGCGCGAAAAGCCGATGGCACTCCCTACACGATTATTCACGACTTCAAACTCAGGGAATCGTACTCGCCGCCGGGCTCGGTCTATGGGCAGGGCTACAGCTCGCAATTCGTCGGGCCACTGGCCACCGCCTTCACTTCTGCTCTCGTCAGAGATGGAAACGGAGCGTTGCAAATCTTCGCAGGAGCTTCGGATGGGCATCTATATCAACTCTATACCGGAGCAGACGACCTTGGAAACCAATACACCGCAGACCTGATTATGCTCATCAACGGCGGACCTGACCGGGTAAACGTTCCGTTCCTCGACTACTACGGAGACGCGAATATCAAGATCACTATGGGCCGTAACCTAATGAGTTCTATCGCTGATGGCGCTCAATGGGGATTTGGGCCACCGAATATTGGCGATAACGACTTTGCGACGGCAGTACCGGGATCTGAACAGGACTTCCGTTTCCGCGTAAATCTAGTGCCACCGGAAGTGCAGAGAGTCTATGTGCGATTCAAGCTTGATTCTCACTCAGCAGATGGAAACCTGAACCTAAATTCTCCTGTTCACGTTCCGCTTGAGGATTATGGGCGGCTGTATGAACTCATTCCGGTTGCTGGAGATACACGGGATATATGAAAGCCATCCTTCGTGGTTATGGAATTCGAATGACTACGGAACAAAGGCAAATCGCCCGCTCGCAGGCCAGTGACACCACATTGACACGGGGAACGGCACAAGTCCCCCAGCCGCCGCGTGACCCTATTGCTCAGTCTGGACCTAGGGGACTTCTGGTTACCTGGAACCTGCCAGCCGGTTTCAATTCTGATATTCAGCGCTGGCGAGTCTATAAAGACGATGAAGCTACGCTCTACCAGGAAATCAATGATCGGGGAACGCGGCAATGCTTCGTTGAAACGACAGCAGGCTCCACGCCTCCGGTGACGAATATCTTTGTTTCTTCGCTGAACTCTTTGGGGATCGAATCGCGGAAGGTTCACACGCAAGGCAAGGCGACAGTCGAAGCTGGTGCCCCGCCAATGCCTTCTGTACCACCCGGGTACAACAATACGGCTTCTGGTGGCGGGAATACGGGCACGAATTATAACCAGGGTCCGGGGAGAGGGAAAGTCGGACTTTGATAGAGATTATACCGCTCGACTTCATGGGGCAGGGAGCATTGCTGCAGCCGGTTAACCAAAAACTTCACGACATGGCTATCGAATATTCGGCAAGGGAACTGGTAGGCGGCAAGGATTTGAACCTTTCCAAACTAGCAAAAGTGTGGGTGGGGCTGAAAGATGGCGAGGTATTCGGCCTGACGGGGTATGTGCTGAAGCCTGATATTCCAGTGCTACGCGCTACGGATGCGGACGTACTCCGAGCTCTTGCGCACCGATTGAATGACTATTTCGCGGATAACGGAGCCCGGGGGAATGAGGCACTTGTGCATATCGGGGACGAGAAACCAGAGCAGCGCTGCCCGGAATGGAAGCAAGTCATGGTTGAGTTTGGCGCGAAGTCAGCGAATCGATTCATTTTCGAGGTGAAATAATGGGCGGCGGACCGAGCAGCCAGCAAACAGCAGCCGCGAATTCACAAACGGCTCTAAATAATCAACTTAGCCAAGTGTTTGGCAAACAAGAGGCGTTCTCAGAAGCGCAACAGGGCAAGGCTAACCCCTTCTACACCAGCACTTTGAACAATGGGCTGCCCTACTACGCCAACCTCACCGACGCGGAATCTGGCAACAACGCGGCCGCCTTCGCTCCTGCTAAAGCTCAACTTGAAAAATCACTCGGGCAGAGTGCGAACGCGCTGCCTTCGGGATTTGCCACCGGCGCGAGAACGGATTTGGCATCGAATCAGGCTCGGTCATTCGATCAGGACTTGCAAGCCGCGCAAGGCGCTCAGTTCCAGGCTAAACAGCAGGGCGCGGCGGGGCTTTTGGGGCAGGCTCAAATTGCCAACCCGACCGCCTATTCAGGGCAGGCGACAGCAGGGAATTCCTCGGTGATGAATGCTCCTCTGGCGAAGCCGGGTTTGGGTGGGCTCCTCGGTGGATTGGCGGGCGGATTGGCTAGTGCAATTCCTTTCTAGGTGACGATATGGGACAAACAGCAGCCGGTATCTTCAATCCGAACGTAGCAGATCCCCGTCAGGCTCAATGGGGGGATCTGGACGGAAGTGAGAAGGCTTCACGCCTGCTCGCTGGAGGGCTGAAGGTAGCCGGTTCAGGCATTGCGGGAATGGGGCAACAGCAACCGCAACAACAGGGTGGTGGAGCGATGCAGGTTCCCATGCCCCAACAGTCACAGGTGCAGTTGCCGGGAATGGACCCGCAAAAGAAAAATAACCTGGCATTCTTTGGTGGACAATAATGGGCCAAGTATTTAGCCAGCTGACAAAAACCGGCATCCAGGATCAGGGCGGGAATACCCAATGGGTACCGCAGGATCAGGCTGCCAAGACGCTCGTTGACGCCAACCGGGGAGCGGTTCAGCCGTCGACGGCACAGTATGATAACAGCGGGAATACGACCGGATTCACTCAGCCGACGCCGACCTTCGCAAAGGCCGTAACTCCTTCCTATCAACAGGCTGCATCGCTCGGGGCTACGCCGGGAGGCGGGAACGCCACATCTCCAGCGCTGACTAAAGCGGGCAAGTTGGGAGTTCTTCTGACTTCTGGCCTACAGGGAGCACTCGCTGGGCGGGCAAAGTCAGAAGAAACGGTAGCGGCAACGGGCGGGCGACGGGCGGGCGGCGCCGGGATGGGGTTTGAGGCTGGATTCACCCTTCCGTGGCAGCGGCAAGCCCAACAGAACCAACTAGCCCAACAGGAAGCGCAGATTGAGGCTACGAAGGCACAGTCCCAGATGATTCAGACGCCATATGGGCTTATGCCAGCTTCGATTGCCCGATTCATCCTTCCGGCTCAGATTCGCGGGGAAGCAACAGAGGGAGCCGCTGGTACTAGGGCCGGTGCTTCACGTGATGTGGCGGCGACTAACGCTAAGGCTCGTACGGATGCGGCTCAAATCGGCCAGAAATTCAAAGCTGTTCCGGGTGTTGGACTGTTCGATACCCAGAGTCGTCAGGTCATCCCCGGAACTCAGCAAGGCGTTACGATCACTCCAGAAATGGCTAAGGACTTCGATTTGCCGGATGAGTTTGTCGGCAAGCCGATGAAGATTTCCGACCTGAACGGTATCCATCGCAATGAGAATCAGCAACTTACCACCGTACAAGGTGCAGGCGGTCCGGCCGTAGTCAACAAAAAGACGAAAGAAACAACCTCCCTTGGATTGGGCGCTCCGTCCCTCGGCTCTCCGCGAGAGTTTGCCGACGTAAACAATCCCGGACAGACCATCATCGGTACAGGTGCGCAAGCCATCGGGCAACCTGGAGTGCAATCCGCCAGCGTGCAAGTTCCCAAGACTGCTTTGAAGGCGGAAGTACCGACCAAGATTGGCGATTTGAAAGTAGCTTTCACCACAATGGACCAACATGCCGACTTGCTGAGGAAAGCAGTCAAGGCTGTCGGCAATAATGACAATCAAACGCTGAACTCATTGAAGAACTCTTTCAAGAATGAATTCGGTTACTCTGGCCCGATCACCGCCGCCGCCATCGCAGATGCATACAAAGGCGAAGTAAGCAACGTAATTAACAAGGGCCACATCACGGATACCGGCAACGAGAAAATTGCCCATACGCTCGACCCCAGCAAGCAGAGTCCAGCACAGATGGAAGCCGTTTTGGCCGCCTATCAGGGACTGGCACAAAGCAAGATGAAAATGCTGCAGCAGCAGCAAAATGCGGCAGTTGCCAAATCACAGCCCAAGTCCAAGACACCAGCAGCGGCTCCGCCGACTGGAGCGACCCATATCGTTCCGGGACCTGACGGGAAGAATCACTACACCAATGCCCAGGGAACAGTTGATTTGGGGGTTGCGCCTTGAGTACGGCATCCCAGCCCCTTTTTGATATGAGCAAGGCGCGGCCTATTTTTGATATGTCTAAGGCCACGCCGATTGGTGGTTCTGCCGAGGAATCCGCTGATGCTCCTGAACAGGAAGTGCCTGATGCTGTTGCGCAGAGCAGGGCATCAATTGCAAGCAGAGTTCAGCCTAATAATTTGATGAATGTACTGGCAGGAAAGCCTCTCACCGGCATGGAGTCTGGTTTATCTTCTCCTGCTCAGACTCCAGAAAATGCTGAGGCAATGGCCACCGGAGCAGCGATTGGGGCACCCATCGAGGGATTGGCTGTCGGTGGTGCGCGAGCAATTCCGGCAATTGCTAGGAGCCTTGTAGGGGCGACTGCCGGTTCGGCCATCGGTGGGTATGGTGGCAAGGAAGTCGGCGGTCTGGTGGGACATCCTGAGGCCGGGGCTAAAGTCGGCGCGGCAATTGGCGGCTTGGCTGGGGGATACACAGGCGCACGCGGCGGAGCTGTACCAACAAAAAACGCCTTCTTAAACAAGATCATGGGGCTGGAAGAAGCGGCACCGGAATACGTGCTGGCTTCGAAGTCTCCCGGCCCTTATCGCGGTCCCAAATCGGTTCCCAAGCCTGTAACGCCACAACCGGAACTTGGCAGCCCTGAGAATCCTGCCTACAGTTCCAAACTTCCTACGGGAAGAAATTCTATGCCGAAACCGGAGAAGCCGGTACGGCAACCAATCGCAGAAGTTCAGTCTGCGGAGGGCGTGCCCGGATCGCTGCCAAAGCCCAGCGGGAGACTGGTACTTTTACCAGAAGAGGCATCGGCCACTGAGCAATTGAACACGATTGCTAAAAAGCGGGCGAGCGAGCACGGAATGCAGTACGCGGCAGGAATGCGACCAGCGGGCGGCGGGAGAGTTCCGCTTACTCCTACCAAAACTTTTACCCCGGAGGCTCCGGTACCAAAAGGAAATGTGACTCCTTTTCCGACTGCACCTGGGGTGAAGCTTCAGACTGATGGCTTGGGACTAAAATGGGCAATTGCTGATGATGGTGTTCGGGTAACGATACCTCGTGGGATTCCTGATTCGCAGGCTCTGGAATATGCGGGACCGGAGCTTGAGAAGCAGCGGCAGGGGATACAGAACTTGCCTTGGATGAAGAAGCAGCAATAGCCCAGCGGCAGCAAAGAACAATTATTAGCGCAACGATGGGTAAGGGCAAGTACTCCATGCCCCGAATTCTGCACTTGTGTTTTGCGGCTGTATAGACGAAGGGAAGGCGAAGAAGTGGGACAAGTTCCGGCCAAATACTTTACTCCTAGCGCACCTTACGGCAGTTCCCAAGCGGCTAATACGGTCAACCAGGCCAATCCGGCCGCTGTGAATCCGCAGACGCCGTTGCTACCACCGAATTTCACCGATCCGGGCAAGATGCAGACCGCAGGAGTGGCAAACCCGGTTACCGGTCAAGGCACAAGTGGAGGCAGTCTCTTGAAAAACAATCCAGTTTCTAAACTCTACGGTCTAGTGCTGCTGATGCTTTTGTTCCCTTGCTTGGCTTCTGGTGTAACCACTGTAAATGGCAAGGTTCAGAACCTCGGAACCGGCAATATGACCAACGGCGTATTCGCCCGGTTCTGGCTGAGAGGCTGTGCAGGGAATCAGCCTCGCGTCAACGGAAGTGCGGTTATTGGGCCATCACAGGGAGGCGTTTTCTTCTTTGACTTGCCAACCAATTCCGTTGGAAACGTTACCGGCACACTCTATTCCACGCGGGACAGTACCGGAACTGGCGGAGGTGACATTGAGTGCGGAGGATCAAAAACCGCTGTGTGGTACGGAATGCAAATCTTCGTCTCTGGTAAAGGTGGCCCGGAAATGCCCATCCACGCCAAGAGCGGAGGGATTCTCGACATCACGCAAGTCATTCCGATCACCACGAGCCCGGTAGTTCAAGCTCCCGCTGGGGATGTCACCTATCTGCGTTTGGACGCTGCGAATAGTCCCGTCACCGGAAATTTGCAAGTCGTTGGGAAAGTCATCGTAGCGGGAATCAACGGCGACGTGTATATGGACGGCTCGAAATATCCAAGCCTCTCTGAAGCTGTAGCGGCGCTTCCTTCCGGAGGAACACTCCGCATCAGTGCTGGAACTTACACCATTCCTGCCACGCTGAACATGGTTTCTAACCTCGACATCGAATGCTCCCCGAATAATTCCACAATCTTGCAAGCCAGCACTGCCTTGTCTGATCCAGTAGTCCAAGCCAATGGCATTAATCATTTTCGCATCGCTGGATGCGTGATCGACGGCAACCGGGGAGTCAACACCAATCAGGTCAAGCTCGTTCATATCATCGGGTCATCGTATGGCGATGTTACCGACAATCACATTCAGAATGCCAACACCCGATGCGTCTACGTTACAAATGGCAGTTCGTATATTCGAGTTCGCAACAATGAAATCAGCAATTGCGGGCAGCCGCTACCTGCGACGAACGGCAACGAAGGGGTTGCGGTAGGAATCGACGGGGCCGGGGACAGCGTTTCTCATGTCGATGTCGCATTAAACACCATTCACGACACCAGCATGGGAATCGGCATTTACAACGGCACAACCAACGCACTCTTCGACATCAATGTAACTGGTAATCGAGTTTATGCCGTATCGAATGACGGCATCTTGGCGTTCAGTATCGGTCCCGGCGCTCCCATTCAGAATGTGCGCGTAGAAAACAACGAAGTCTATTGCACTGGATGGCCAGCTAACGGAACTGGTTTCAGCCCGAATTGCACGCCGGGACTTTTCCAGACGGGCTCAACGGTATCGTCAGGCGGTGTCGGCATCAACATGAATTCTCCGCTGCTTGATCGTCCTATCGTCATGGGAAATTCTTCCCACGACAATTTCTATGAAGGCATCGATATGGTGGCGCAAACCATCACTACGGTCAGCACTTCAGGAACGACAGTTACCTGGGTAAGTGGCGATCCGTTCAGCACTACATGGGTAGCGGGGCAAGCCCTTCGCATCAATGGAGTGAACTATCCGCTTGTTTCGGTGGCCGGTGCCAACACCACGCTGACTCTCGGCAGTAGCGCGGGAACGCAGAGCAATGTCCCATTTACGGGAATCGGCTATATGCGCGGAACGATTGTGGGAAACACGACCTACAACAATGGTATGGGAAATGTTGGGGTTTCCGGCTCCGGTTTCAGCGATTCAGCTTACGGAAATAGTTGGTCGGGAAACGTGGCTTACAACAATCAGGCCTACGGATTTATCGATCAGCTTTCTGTCGATGTGACGCACAACGGAGATAAAGCATACAACAACGACCAACGCTCAGGCGCTACCGGATTCATTTCCCAGGACACTCTGCGTGGTACATGGCTGAGTATCACCGCAGATGATAGCCAAGCCGTTCCCACACAAATATCTGATTTCGTTTTCTCTGGACTGTCAAAAGACAATTACGTCGAATCCGCCAGCATCAATGCCACTCGCGTTACTGATTCCGGCACCGGAAATAGCTGGAAGATCGGTAAGACGTTTCTCGGGACTCCGGTCTGTATCGCAACAACCGGCTCTGGCGGTTCGTATTGCGTAACAGGTTCGCTGGCTGGCGGAGCATTTACGATGAAGCTGCCTGCCTCAAACGGAACGCTTTCTCCTCTCGGTGTGCAGGATTGCGGAACAACCAGCACTTGCGCCGCAACAGACATCAGCGCTACCGCTCACATCGTAAAAGGCAGTGTCGCTCTGGTTTCAGGAACTCCCAGCACCGCAACGGTTACGGGATTCTCTCCGTTTTTCAGTTCTACCAGCAGTTTCGTTTGCACGGCGAGCAATGCAACCACTCAAACGAATGCAATCAAAGTCGTAAACGCTTCGACTAGCTCTATCACTCTTACAGGACCGAATACTGTAACTGACACGGTGAATTACAGCTGCATCGGTAACTAAACTAATGAAAATCAAACTGTTGTTTTTCTCGCTGGTTTTTCTGGCGATGGGCGGGAGCCTGTCTGCTCAGAGTTGGTCCGGCCAATCTTCCGGTACTAGCCGTGTCGTCCCTCCCTATCTTTTTTGCGTGGGTGAGGATAATGGCAAGGATGTTTGCCTAAGCCAGACTCAAGCAAACGTGATGAAGGTCACGAATGGGTCCCTCGATTTCGTTCTAACTTCTCGCACGGTAGCCACTCTGCCTCCAGCATCACTAAATGCGGGCCGCGTCTATCGCGTCATAGACGGAACGAGCACTGCGGATTGCACAGCAGGCGGCGGGCTATTTAACTCGATTTGCACTTCTGACGGAACCATCTGGACTCCCTTGGGCGGTGGTGGAGGCGGCGGAGGCGGTAGTGGAACGGTTCTGGCAGTCGGAGCTACTGCACCGTTAGTAGGTGGACCGATCACAGTTAGTGGCACTCTTAGTTGCCCAACTTGTGTTATTTCTCCCATCGCTTTGCCGAGCGGCCGGTTGCTGATAGGTGGAGGGTTGCAGGCTATATCACCGGGGAATTTGACTGGAGACTGTACCACTGCAGGAAACGCAATCACCAATTGCACCAAGACAAATGGTGTTCCCTTTGCCACTTCAGCCACGACTGATACTACGAACGCTTCGAACATTTCTAGCGGGACGCTGAACCATGCTCGGTTGCCTGCCCTAGTTTCTGGCGACATTCCAAACAACGCAGCGAACACCTCCGGAAGTGCCGGAACCGCAGCGGCTCTAACTTCACTTCCTACGAATTGCGGCGTGAACGTAGCAGCTACCGGAATTCTGGCAAACGGAAATGCTACGGGATGTTTTGTTCCCGGTCTCAATCCAGCGGTGGGACCAGTCGGAACAGTACAGACCAGCGATGGAGCCGGAAATCTATCTGCATCTGGAGTAAAAGACGACGGAGCAAGCCTTACTGTAGATCGGGACGCCACTTTCCTTGGCCCTAATCCGACAATCGATTTGACAAGATGGCATGTCCGCGCAATCAGTGCCACGATTGCCACGACCGGAAGTATCAATTCAGGAACGAATGCTCTTACTGTTGCCAATGGCGGTCAATTAATAAACGGTGACGGAATCGTAGTGCGCGGCGCTGGAGCGAATTGCACGGTGGCTACTCCAGACCCGCCTACGGTTACAGCTTCCAACGCCTCGAACATGCTCAATACCGGGCTGACAGTGGCCAATCCGGGGGCAACAACTTATCAGTATCAAGTCGTAGCAGTTTCCGTGAATGGTTGCTACACGCCAGCAAGTACAGTAACGGTTATTACTAACGGGCAAGCCACGCTCGGAACGCAGACTGTCAATATTTCCAGCTGGACCCGCGCAAACAACGTAGTGACCGTAACAACGTCCTCTGCTCACACGCTGGTAACAGGATCGATGGTATGGATTACGGCTGGATTCATTGACGGCTTCTATCAGGTAACAGGCAGCGCGGATAACACACATTTTACGGTTAACGAAGGGCAAGACACCCGCAACGGTGCGGCGGCTTCTGGCGGTGCTGGTGGGACGGTCTCCTATTGGGTAGGCAATCACATTAGCTGGGTTTCCAAAGCCGGGACCATGAAGTACCTCATCTATGGGCGTACTTCTGGAAGCATGGCGCTGATTGGCGTTTCTCTGCCTGATTCAAATAACTTCGGAGCGCCAATTATAACTGTTGACCCGCTCTATAACACATTTGACGACTGGGGGAGTACGATCACCAAAACCCCAACTGTTCCTGATTACTACCCGACTACTCCTCCAGGCTCCGGAAAGAACAACGATCTTATAACCACGATTGCCTCAGGCGGCGGGACCAACAACATTGTCACGACTGACGCGGCGACAAACACCGTAGCTGGAGTAGTCGTCAAATTCGACAATACTGCGCCACTTCTAGCTGCAATCACCGCTACCTATGGAGGAGCGACACAAGGTGGGGTGCTGCGTTTTCCGACTACGGCCGCCTTCTACGTTTTCAATTCCATGTTTGTGCTGGGAGCTTTCCCTTCCACCATTGCCGTACAACAGGACGGGCCTATAGCACTTGGCGACACCATTATCATGCAGGCTGTGGAATGGAACGGCGGAAACCCTATAAGTCTCGGTACGCAATTCGGATTCTCCAAACACGCTTCGATTACTTCCGGAACAGCACATCCGATGCTCTATACGGCTAATCAGAACGTACATTTCTCGAATATTTCCATCGCCGGATCTAGTAATTCTCAGAATCTTTGGGTGTTAGATGCTGGGGCAATTCCTGCTAGTTCCTGGTATGACGTGAACTTCGGTAACGCCGTTACCGACTGGGCTGGGCAAGGTCTCATTATCCGCAACAACATCAACGGTGCGAGTGATTTTGACTTCAAAAACGTTTCTTTCGGTGCCGGTCCGGCAATCACAGACAAAGATCCTACCCCGCTATTCCAAGTGACGCAGGGATTGCCTCCATTCAACTTCGACAGAGTGTTTTTAAATCGTCGCGGCATGTACCTAGGCTCTAACACCAACGGAACACAAGGAAACATCAACAATATCTACTGTCAGGGCTGCATCATGCCCAAGATCACGCTCAACAACACTACCGCAGGCGTTACGGTAGTTGGATTGACTGTAAATAACTCCATCGATGATACGGTTCCAACTGCGGTTCCGATTCTTGCCTATTTTGGTAACCAGCTAGGAACAATTAATTTTTCCAATGCCAACGGCTTAGGAACCGGCAGTCAGATGTTCAACGGCAATGGCAGCGTTGCTTTGAACTTAAGAGGAGTCGGGCAGGCTTCGCAAAGCATAGGCCAAAGCGTCTTCGTGAATAACATCCCGTCGGCGGCGACAGCTGTTTCCGGTACTTATTCCAGTGCCCGTACTGCGTATCCATTGATGCAGTCGGATATGGCGGTAGCGGTAGGCGCTCCGTTCAGTATCTATGTCAATTCCCTGAAACAACCAGCACCGACTTGCAGTAATACGGGTGCCGGAACTGTTCCGGCTGCTTCATACACCTTCAAAGTAGCTCCTGTATTTGCCAGTGGCGGAGAAGGACCGATCAGCGATCCTTCCTCGGCTTGCAGCTCTAACGGAAGTCAGCAGATAACAATTAATTGGACGCTGGCAACCGGGGCTATCGGTTACGACCTATACGCAAATGGATTCAGTTTTCAATGCGCCGCGCCGTGGGTTAGCGGCGGTTCTACGCTAAGTTACATCTGGACCGGTGCGGTAACTTGCGGACAATCAAATGCAACGAATCCCGGAGCTGGCCCTTCCGGAATCTCCAGCGGTTCTATTTTCTCTCCGCAATTTACCGTTCCTGCTATTGATGGCGGTGGATTCGGGGCGATGACTGCTCCTCACCTTTCCTCTAACCCGGCATGGTCAATGCCTGATAACGGTGGAGTCGGGATCTTTGCAACCAACCCGACTACGCCCACAGGCGTGGCGTTTGTTCCGGTATTCATTCCCGGCACGACTCCCGCAAACTCTTCCGCCGCTTATGCCATGCAAGGAATCGTTCCGAACGCTCAGAGTGGCGCGACTTATACGATTCTGGCGACTGACCGATCAAAAATCGTTACGTTCAGCAACGCTGCTGAAACTTACGTGACCATTCCGCAATCCGGAACTGCCGGATTCACCAGCAACATCGTGTACAGGCTATTCAATCGCGGAACAGGACTGGTGGTTCTGACGCCTACGACTTCTACAATCAACGGCTTACCGAAAATCACCATGCAGACCAATATGTTCTGCACGATTCTTTCCGATAATACGAACTACCTCGCGAATTGCGAGACGTACACTCCATTTAATATCGATAACTACGGTGCGGTGGGCGACTTAACCGCGATGACGGGTGTATCGCTAACCGCAGCGGGAACTACGCTGACCTGTACCTCTTGCGCATTTACTTCTAACGATATCGGCAAGACGGTTCTGGTGCAGGGTGGCGGGGCAAGCGCACTTCTAGCCTACACCGATACAGTTGCAACCATAACGGATGGGACGCACGTTACGCTCACCACGCATACCTCAGGAACTACGGTCAGTGGTGGAACGGGAACTTACGGCACCGACAACGGAACCGCCATCGCTGCGACTCTTACGGCGGCAGGAAATGCTACCGCGCCAGGAAGTTCTCTGGTGGTTATCCCATCGAGCGGAGAATACCTAACCCGGACAGCCCTCACGATCCCGGGAAATGTGTCTATTCAACTTGACGGATACCTGCAAGGTGCAAATGGCGTTGCTGCGGTGCTGCAGACTACGACTAATACCTCAGCACCATTCTGGGAACACCAGCGCATCTTCGGTGGTGGAGTCCTAGATCTCGGTAGCTCAGCCTTCCGTGGAATCTGGATGCACCAAGGGCGGCATAACGATATCTCGGGGATCAACGTTCGCGGGATGGGACAAACGAACTCGGTTGGTATTCAAGTCGGGGACCCAACGGCCGGACAGGTGGGTGGATACGAGACGATTATCTTCCACGTTTCGTTCGGGACGCACAATGTTTCCGGAGGATCTAACTCCCGCTGCGTATCATTTGACAATACGACAAACGGAAAATTCACTGACTCGCAGACAGATGCGCTTGTTGGTAACGGATGCGCCCTGGGAATCTTCGACGGCCAAGGCGGAGATAGGAATTCCAATGGCCACTTTTGGGGTCCTTCCCTTGCCACGGCATTCAGCGGGGCTGGCGATTTCTGGGTTGACATGGAAGCGGATACGCCCAGCTCAGTGGGATTTGAGGTTTCAGCTAACGAGCAAATTTCAAATGCACGTTGCTTCTTCAGCACCACCGGCACCGACAATACCGCGACTTGCATACACTCGGCTACAACGGAACCGAGCGTAGTAATCACAGGTCTGCGTGTTCAGGGTGTTGATGGCTCGCATCGCTGGGCTTCAGACAGCAACTTGCTCAGGACCAATCTATCGACATCCAGTATTCTCGGAGTGCAAAGCACGAACGTCGTAACTCAGAATATCTCTGGGAATCCTTTCCTGCCCGGTGTGCCGATTCGCATTGCTTCAGGAACTTCGGCGCTTAATACCGGCGCAATTACTTCCGGAACCTGTGACACGGCAGTCACAACTGCAGCAACCGGAACAGCTACAACCGACACAATCACATACGGCTTTAACGGTGATCCAACGGGGGTTACTGGCTATACGCCGGTAACCACCGGTCGACTAGACATCATGGCGTATCCAACTGCAAACAACGTTAATTTCAAAGTGTGCAATCGGACCAGCTCATCTATCACACCGGGCGCAATCACACTGAATTGGCAGGTTATCCGATAAATGAGAAAACTACTTTTCCTTTTTCTACTTTTCGCGGCTCCTGCCTACGGGGCAAACTCCGTATTTCTTACGCAATCTGGCGGCGGAGCAGGAACGTCTTGCGGCTCTCCACAGTCCTTTGCTTATTTCAATAATGCTGCAAATTGGTCCGCAACTCCTACTGGCGTACAGATTGGGCCAGATACCACGGTGCATATCTGCTCAGGGACTTACACGGCGACAATCAGTACTACGCTCCTCACATTTCAGGGCAATGGAACGAGCGGGCATCCGGTAACACTGCTATTCGACTCAGGAGCGGTGCTTTCCAGCCCGAAATTCCAGAATAGTTTCAATGGCTCGCCTTGCGGCGGAGCAATCTCCATCTGCGGGCGCTCCTTCGTCACCATCGACGGCGGAACTAACGGAACGATTCAGAACACTGCCAACGGAGACTTGCTGGCAAACCAGGCAGGCACTACGGCGGTTGACTTCTACTCCGCTAGCAACATCAAGATTCTCCGCCTGACTGTCAACAATATGTACGTCCACTTGCAGAACAACACCACTCTGGGCGGTGGAAACTATTCCGATATGCGGGTATTTTCCGGCTCCGGTTCTAACAACGAAATTGCCTTTAATACCGTAGATCAATGCGGCTGGTGCTTCTACTATCAGTATGCGAACGGCGATACCACCAACCGGATTCACGATAACTTCATCGGTCATTATGCCCACGCCATCATGTACGCGACTACGGGCCACGGCTCGCACGGGCAAGACATCTTTATCTACAACAATCACTTCCAGACAACGCGCAACTGGTCTGTGAATCCTCCATCTTGTCCTGGTCACCAGGACGGCATTCATATGTTTGGCAAAAATACTACTGGTGGCGCTCAGTCCACGATGGATGGGCAGTACATCTACAACAATCTTTTCGACGGTCAAATGGGCGGCGGGTGCGATACCGGAAACATCTTCATTGAGGCTGGGTCGCTGACTACCGGAACACCGTCAACCGCTACTTCGACCTACGTTTGGAACAACATTTTCGATGCTAGTGGTTCCATTGTCGGCGGTGGTGGAACAGGCACCGGCTGGTGTTCGATCTTCGGGCACAACGAAACTGGCGGTTCTGGTACGCATGTCTGGAATAACACGCTGATTTACAACGGCGACGTAGACAACGGGCAAGGCTACAACATCGGTTCCGTCGATAACCTGTTCTTTCAAGGTAACGTCTCTTGGAAGATTTCAATGGGAGCGAACATCGGCACGCTGACGAATACGCCCGCCTCGCAGATTGACTACAACACTTATGCAGGCGCTTGCACCGGAAATTGTTTCATTCAAAACGGCTCTTTTAAGTCTACCTTCGCTGCATGGAAATCGGGGCTTGGTTGGGACACTCACTCTCAGGCTCCTACTAACGCTGCCGTGCTGCTGAATGCAGATGGTTCTCCTCAGGCCGGTTCTCTCGTCATCAAGCAGAGTATTAACTTAAATTCCCTAGCTACCGGGAACCTCTCGACACTTTCTAGCGATACGACTAAAGGCGGTTCGAGAACTCCACTTACCAGGCCAAGCGGAACCTGCACCTCACAAGGAATCGCTACGTGTCCAGAACAAGGTGCGTTTCAATTCGCATCCGGTGGCGCTCCTGCTGCTTCGACACCAACGCCAACACCCGCGGCAGGAAGCTACGCTCCTACGAAAAGCGTGACGCTCGCGACTACTTCAGGCGGGGCGA